ATCAAAGTATGTAATGCTCTTAAAGAGAAATATGTACCAAAAAAAGTGTTTAACCCAATATCAGTATTATAATTATGAAACAGAATCAATTCACGGCAAAGTATATCAAGGCATATACTAAACCAAACGGTAAAAATATAATTCGATTCTCTGACGAGAATGGGAATCAACGTTTGATAATAGTTAACAAAGTTGAGAAAGCAGAACTGCCCAAGTTACACCATTGGTATAACTGGGCTAACATATGCAAGATGAAGAACGTTACGGATAAATTCCGTACGTTCCTTAAAGAGCATTGCAGCTTTAAACAGATTGATGGCTACACTAACGTAACCTATATAATGAATTTAAAATAATAATAACTAATAATAATAAACAATTATGAAAACTAACGAAGTTAGAAATTACCTGTTGTATGATAGATCAGCAACAGATTTAAAAGGTATGAAGCTAACATACCTACAAGCAGCAACAAAAGATGAGAACTGGGATCAGTTCCTACTATCAGATGAGTATGATGATTTACTCGCTGCACTAAAAGTAAATCCATACGAAAGGGCTCACCAAGCATTTCGTAGAGAAGAAGCTTGTACTATAATTAAGAATGTAGATAAAACTACTATGAAAGTAACAATGCTAGACGGTCAAAGCCGTACAGCTAAGTTCTTTGATAACAACTTCTTCAAAATGCAAGAATGGGTAAATAAACAGAACGCTAGCTATAACAAGCGTAAGCGTAAGTTTATCAACTCTTATCTTGCTAAATTTAAAAAGAGTAATAAACAAACCAACTATCATTTAGCAATGAATAAGTTGGGTGACTTTATGGATAAGTAATGTGGACTTACATCTGGTTGGGCATAGTGGTATTATACTGCTATGCTCTTTACGACTATCATAAAGATAGAATAAAAGAATCAATTAAAAATAAGAAATCATGGTGAACGAAAAATCGGTAGACAGCTACCACCAATTATTAGAGTCTGGTACATTAAGTAAAAGACAAGCAGAAGTATATTATGCTATAATGACGCTTGGTCAATGTACTAACAGACAAATAGCTCAAGCGTTAAGCTGGGATATAAATAGAGTAACAGGTCGTGTATCAGAATTACGAAGCAAACATGTTGTTGAGTATGCTGGTGACTACAAAGACTCTGAAACAGATAGAACAGTTAATTTATGGAAAGTAAAATGAAAGAAAGAATAATGTATCAAATTAAAGAATTTGAAATGGGTTCTATAAGTCCATATATATTAATAAAAAGAATTAAACAAATTTTAGAATATGAAAGATCCAATTAGTAAATGGGCTAACGAAGCCCAGAAAAGAAACAAAGAAGATTTTGCACAAATGCGTGAAGCAGAACTTGCAAGAAAAGATTTGTTAGATGAAGCGTTAGACGCAATGCATGAGTTACATATGTTAAAAACACAAATCGAAGAAAGATTAACCTTTTATCGAGAACAAATAACAACGTATGTTGATGATAATTATGACGAAACAGTTATAGCTAGATACGATGAACTAGCAAAACTGAAATATTGGATTAAAAAACATAAAAAATAAATGCAAAAAGAAGATATTAAAAATGAAATAGAAAATTTTATTATATATCATTGTGGAAGTAATGATGATGAATTAACCTATTTATTAAATTGTTTAGATGCCTACATCGACAATGACCATATAATAAACGAATATTAACTAAAATAAATAAAACTGTTATGAATATAATAATGATGTCAGCTGCAACAGCAGCAGGTTTCTACTTTATCCTTAGAAAAGTAATGTCCAGAAAAATGTTTCTGAAAACTAATGTGTTATGGGATGTTCTACTAACACTTGGCTTACCACTATTGTTCCTTGGGACATTTAGCGGTATGATAACAGCAATACTTGCTGGTCTTATGTTTACTATTGCAACTGGTGCAATGAAAAAATTCAACGATTCTAATAAATAAAACTATGAGTAATACAAAATTAATTAAAGGTAAGTTCCAATCATTTATTGATCCTAGAAACGGAACAAAAAAGATTAACGCATTAGTAAAACTACAAGAATTAGTAGATGCTGCTAACGATGATGGTGAAGTAGCCATCACTATCATACCTCAAAAAGAGGAAAACATGCAGAATAAAAGACACATACAGGCGTATGGTGATCACTATGCTATTCAAAACACACATTATGACGTTGCTAAAGGCAGAGCCATTAGAAAAGCTAAAGAATTAGCTGAATCAGTTATAATGAACCCAGAAATACAAGAGTTAGATGCTGAGGCATCTTTCTCTGATGAGCACTTAAACGCAATTTATAACCAATACACAAACAGATAATGTCAGTTACAGAATCACAAGAAAAAGGTTACGATTACTGTTATACGGTAATAGAATCATGCAATACTATAGAACAGCTCGAAGGCGCAGCTAATCTTTTAGAAAACTATTTGACAATACATGGGAGTGACGCTATGCGTGGCTATATGTTTTTATCTAATAGAATATTTAATAGGAAACTAGAATTAAATAATGCGCCAGGAGATACTGAATAAACTCCGAGATATACAGAAAACTGTAGAACAGTTTGATGAAAACAAATATAAGCGCAACATGGGACACCTCAAGGTTGAGCTTAAATACAGATATAATAAATTTATAGAAAAATTAAAAATAAAATAGTATGGGACTAGACATGTATTTAACCAAGAAGACATATCTTGGTACACAATGGGAACACAGAGGTGTAACAGCAGAAATCACAGTAAAGAGTGAAGGTAAAACTGTTGACGTGGGCATAAATCCACGTGCAATAGAAGAAATAACTGAATCAGCTATTTACTGGCGTAAAGTTAATCACATCCATAGATGGTTTGTAGAAAACGTACAAAACGGAGAAGATGACTGTGGCACATATCCTGTTTCATTAGATCAGCTCAAAGACTTGAGAGATCTTTGTGAAGAAGTTATAAATAATAGAGATAAGGCAGACGAGTTGCTACCTACACAAGGAGGATTTTTCTTTGGTGATCAAAACTATGACGAATACTACTTTGAAGATACTATTACCACCTATAATGATCTTCGTAAAATTATAGATAATTATCCATCAGGGACATTATTCTACGTTGATTATTACTATACATCTTCCTGGTAATGAGTTACGATAATTGGAAACTATCCAATCCACAAGACGATGGCTGGACCTCTGACGAGGTTACCAGCTGTTGTGGCGTGGAGCAGGTAGGTAGCGGTTCTAGTAATTGCTGTGACGCTAGATTCTGGGGACATACAGATATTTGTAGCGAGTGTAAAGAACACGCAGACGAATATATGATATGCACAGAATGCGAAGAAGACGATTCACAATATGAAATGATTAGTGAATACGAATATAATGAACGCAGACGAGAGGATGCACAAGAATACAACAAAGATGAATGACAATAAAATAATAGCAGAGTTTATGGGTAAAGAAATTTACCAAAAACATCACGAATCAAACTATCACACCTCATGGGATTGGCTTATGCCTGTCGTTAAAAAGGTTATACAAGAAGATTATGATTTTTTAGTTTTTGAAGAATTAAAAGATCATTTGTGGAGAGTAGATATTGATGCAGTATATAGTACAGTAGTAGAATTTATAAAATTTAACAGAGATGAGTAAAAGACATTTGTTTAGTAGATTAACAGAAGAAGAAATGCACCAGTACGCAGTATGGTTGCATGAAGAATGTAATGATCCTATAAATGAAATCATGTGGTTGATTCATCATTGTATGGCACCTGATAAGGAGCATATTACAATACAAATCAAACAAGTTGTTGAACATTTAAATGATAATATAAAAGAGAGATAATGATTAAGGACACAAGAAAGTATTGGACTAAAGAGGTTGCTAAAAGACTTGAAGGTCGCACTATCGTTAAGATAGAATACATGCCTGAAGAAGAAGTAAAAGAATGGATGTGGTATAAAACACCAGTAGTAATACATCTTGACGATGGCGGTATGCTTATACCGTCTATGGATGATGAAGGTAATGATGGTGGTGCTATCATTACAAACTATGAAAAATTAGGAACAATACCAGTAATATGAAAATTAAATTATTTCAAAGACAAGTCTACCATAAGGTAGGTATGATCGAAATTAGTGTGCCAAATTTTATTGATCCAGAAGATGTAGATAAATGGCTACGCATTAATGAACATCTGTGGGTAGATAAACTTGCAGAAAACATGGACGAATGTTCATTAACACACGGTTTAGGTATGGATAGTCTAATGCATTGGACAGATCGTACAGAAGAAGCTGAATATTTTTACAAACTGCCTGACGGAAATGGAGGGCACATTTAATACTATTATGGATAATAATCAAAAGATTTTTGAAACATTGTACAACACTAACACAGCTTGGTCTGTACAAAAAGAGCCGTTATTTACACAAGACGGAAAACAAACACAGAGCTATGGCTTATTTAGATCTGACAATAACGCCTGGTTGAGTACAGTAGGCGAAAGATATGTTCCTATGCAGAACTCAGAACTAGCTGAAATTATGGTTAGAATACAGCAAAGATTTGGTGGCGACATCAAAGGTAATGCTATGGGTAGAATTGCAGGTCAAAAAGTATACTACCAACTATCATTAGAAGATTATAACATTAATGGTGACACGTTAAAGCGTCACATTACTTGTTTAAACTCACATGATGGCTCACACTCTATAGGGTTTGGCTCTACTAACACAGTTATATCGTGTTCTAACACCTTTCACATGGCTATGAAAGACTTATCTAAGTTTAGACATACTATGAGCGCATCACAAAGATTACAGTTCGCTGTTGATGAGTTTGAAAAAGCTCTAATCCTTGATGATAATCTTATGCTTACATACAAGGCAATGAATAGAGTTCCTGTAAATCAGACTATTATTGAAAATGTTATGCAAAAGATATTTAAAGTTGATATGAATAGTAAGGTGAGCGATAATTCTACGCGTAAGAAAAACCAAATTGAAAACTTTGGTAAAGCTATGTCGCATGAGCTCGCAGCAAAAGGTAATACCCTATGGGGATTATTTAATGCTGTAACCTATTATACGAATCACATTGATAATAAAGGTGAAGAAAATCTTATGACAGGTTCTGGATACAAAAAGAACTTGATAGCTTTTAAAACCATTGAGAATGAGTTAATGGAAAAAGGAATGTTAATTAATTTACAAGAGGTATAATGGATGTAAAAGACCACAGGGTATACGTAGCAAGCTACGAAGAAACGCATGACGAATTTCAATACGAAGACTACATAAATGATGTGGTGAATGCGTTAAAAGACATGGGCTGTAGTGTTTGGGACGTAGAAGTCTCAAACGGAAACTGGCGTGGACAAACAGGATACTTGACATCAAGTGATCCTGAAAAGATAGCAGATGCATTGCTTATGGCTAATGGATGCTGTCGCACAGATGTGTGGATGGATGGTGATGGACTCGAAGGAGTCTGTTACCACCATGACGCACCTACTGGATCTTGGTTTACAATTAAAATTAATGAAGAAGAATAATTATGAAAAACACTAATGAAATAGAAAGACAATTACAGCGTAAAGCTGATGATTTCATCGAAGAAAAATCAAAAGAAATGTTTGAAATACATAAAGATATAGTTCGACATATAGGTGGATCTCTTCCAAGCTATATTGAATATATTGGTGATTATAGTGGCTGGAAAGATGCGTATTCAGCTGATAGAGATAACTTTTATAACAGTTCTTCACCATCAGAAACTGAACATAGGTATAGATTAGAATTAACTCAAACCTACAAAAAAAGTCTTGTAGCTAAGTATACAAGAGAATTGATTGCTAAATTAGACATATTAGGATAACTATGAAATATTATAAAATAGAAGTTGAAAGAACATATACTACTGAGGTAGTTGTGAAATGTAAAGACGAAGAAACGTTACAAAATGTTATAGATGCTAATTTTACAGACAAAATGTTGTTTGATGCACATACAAATTTGACAGACTACTATTTTGATGAAGAAATGGGACAATGTAATGTGACAGAAGAAATCATTACTATTGAACATGAAGTAAAAAATCATGATGACTACTTAGGTTACTTTGATTTAGATAAATACATAATAGAAGACGATGCCTAATTGGTGTTGGAATAATTTAACAGTAATGTGCACAGAAGAACATGTTGCTGAACTACATGACTTTGTAGATAAATCCACAAGTATTAAAGATAAAGAGTTCTCTTTCGAGGGAACTTTGCCTCGTGGTGATCGTGAAGACTGGTACAACTGGTCTTTGGATTTCTGGGGTACTAAATGGGACGCGTGTGAACCATATATAAATGAATCAGATTCACAATGTTTTTCAGTAAGCTTTGATTCAGCTTGGGCACCGCCAATTCATTGGATACGTAATATTATGAATGATTATCCTAACCTTGAGTTTGAACTTGAGTATGATGAACCTGGCATGTGTTTTGCTGGTGTTTTGAATGCGCATGGTGCGATAGGAAGATTTCATGATCACTATTTTGAAACAGACTCAGCATCAGAATGTTGTCAAGCAAAAGTTTATTACGAAGGTGAAGACGATTACACTTTAACAGAAGATGATACCAAAGGAACTTATCCTACAGAATATCAATGCTCTGAATGTAAAGAAGAGTGCGAAACATTTATGATGAATGCAAGCAAAATAAAAAATAATGTTTAACTTTAGCCCCCCAAAATTATGAGATGCACGATGAATTAATGTCATACGAGCTAGAATCAGCTCTATTAGGTAAGCTTATGCTTTTTCCTGATTTATACTATGAAAACGCACAAAACCTTAATGTAAATTTATTTACAGATGAATTTCACAAAAAGGTTTTTGAAAAGTTTTTGGTTATGCAATCAGAGCAGAAAGATATAGATCTTGTTTCTATGTCTTCTGCTTTGAATTGTAATCACGAAGAAAGAATAAGAATATCAAATATATTCACAAACGACCATGCTTTTGTCAGTAATGTAAAATCATGTGTTGAAGAATTGCATAACTGTAGTAAAAAAAGAAGCTTAAACACTATGCTTAATGAAGCGCAGAATATGTTTCACAATAATGAACCAATTGACGATGTAATATCTTATATGAATAAGATGAATGCTAAGTTAATGGTGGTGGAACAGAATGATGTTGCAGATATTGGTAGTCAAATCAAATATTTTCTAAAAGATATTGATAAAAGGATGGCTACTGAAGGTATTGTTGGCAAGAATCAGATTTAGTTATTATTGGTGCTGCGTCATCAATGGGTAAAACAAGCCTAGCTTTGAATTTAGCCTATAACGCAGTTAATATTGCTAATGTACCTGCATTAATCTTTAGTTACGAAATGTCCGTAAATCAACTCTTAATGCGTATTGTGGCTCTTGAGTCAGAAATACCTATAAGATGGATACAAAATGGACAGCTAGCAGAAGAAGATCTAAAAAGGATACAGCATACAGCAAGTCAAATAATGGAAAAGTCTATATACATTGACGATTGCAAACAAACGTCTTTGAATTATTTATTATCTAAAACAAGACAGTATGTACATAGCTGCGGTGTTAAGCTTGTGTTTGTTGACTACTTACAACTTGTCACAGCGAGCGCAGGATCAAAAGGAACCAGAGAGCAAGAAGTCTCAAAAGTTGCTAGAGCACTCAAAAACCTTGCCAAAGAACTAAATATCACTATAGTTGCATTATCGCAACTTAACAGAGGTGTTGGTTTTAGAGCAGAAAGTAAGCCTACTTTGTCAGATCTCAGAGAGTCTGGCGAAATAGAACAGGCTGCTGATGTTGTTGCATTAGTTTACAGGCCTGAATATTATGGTATCAATCAAGATGAAAATGGCGAGCCTACACAAGGCGTAGCGCAAATTATTTTTGCTAAAGGTCGTAACATTGGTGTTGGTACAGTAACGCTTAAATTTGTTAGCGAATTGACTAAGTTTAAAGAGAATAACCTTGATTTTTAGGGTTATTTTTAGTACTTTTGCTAATGTCTGAAAACACAAAATTAAGAAAGATTATTACAGAAATTGCACATGATTTAGGGCTAGATAAAAAGCTAGTCAGAAGAATACTTGTCGCAGTATTTAAGGAGATAGGTTTTGCTATCATACTTAGAGGCCGACCTGTTATGTTTAGAAAATTTCTGAAAATTGTATTTGCAATACGTGCTGGTAAAAAGACGCACGAAATGTTTAATAAATATGAAACAAGAAAGAAATGACAAAATTAAAAACTGTTAACATTAAAGGTAAACAATACGTTGAGGTTAACGAAAGACTAAAACATTTTAGATCGAACTACAAAGGCTGGTGCTTAACATCAGACATTGTAGAACTTTTGGATGATCGTTGTGTAATCAAAGCTACAATCTATGACGACAACGGTAACATACGCGCCACAGGTCATGCGTATGAAAAAGAGGGTTCGTCCTTTATTAACAAAACAAGTTATATAGAAAACTGTGAAACATCAGCTTGGGGACGTGCCTTATCTAATATTGGTATTGGCATTGACACATCAGTTGCCTCTTACGAAGAGGTTGCTAACGCTATTAATCAACAAACAGATGCGCCAAAAGCTAAACCAAAGCTTGATGAAGATAAATTTAACAACATGATTAAAGCTATTGAGGCTGGTAAAGGGGATGCTGTAAAAGCAAAGATGCCTAACTACGACATACCTGAACACATGTTGAAAGTATTAAATGATAACTTAAAATCCAAATAATTATGAGTAA